AATTTGGCAACGGAAAATTTTAGAAAAATTTACAAAACAAGCGTTTTTAGTAGAAGCAGAAAACTATATCAGTGTGGATAAACACTCTACATTCAGTAAGTAGAAACTAGGTATGCATAGAAATGCCAAGGCAAACCTGTGCCTCATTAGAATGTCCAATTTGCGCTATCGACATTCGAAGGAATTTGTATGGCAAAGAAATTAACACCTGCAGAGGCGTTCCCAACTGGGTCCGTCCCTGTACCATACAGAGCAATGGCGCTATTATTACCTGTAATAAACCACATGGATGCGATGGCATAACCATCTCCAACACGATAAACCATGGGTTGACTGGTGGGTCCTTGTAAAGAATTATAATTTGTACCACCAAACTCATTCGTATTTCCTAAAATATTAATTGGAGTGGCACCCGTAGTGCTACCACCACCAAACGCAATAGCTGGTTGCTCACCAGCAGAACCTGGGCCTTGGTTCCAATACCATGTGTAAATTAACAACACATTACCTGAGAACCCAGGGGCAAATCGAATGAAATTTCCATTTCCAAAACTGTCATTAAGACGTTCAATGGATGTAAATGACGTTGAGTTCGTAGAACGATGATAATTTGTAGATAAAGTCCCAAGGGGATAATCTTGAACACCTGCACTTTTATAATCAATAACATAATTGTCAAAATTATTAACCTCAGGACTCAGCTTCGGTTTATATAATGTAATGTCATAAGTAACCCAAAGCTCACCGACATTCACACTCGTTCCCTGCATTCCAACGGTGGCGATATTAAAATTGCCCCAATCAAAAAGACGCAAATCCCCAGTGGAGGGAGTTGCCGTTCTGGTAGTTAACACAGAAGTAGGGGTCTCAATACGCGCACACTCAACCGGGTGTAAGAAACTTTTGGATGGTTTATCTGAGCAAGTAAATTCATACTGTTCCATACCCACCTTATTAAGGAAAGGGGGATTCAAAACATTATATTGTGTAGTCATAATGACAGTACCAGACGCAGTATTGGTGCTGGCAAGAGCATCATAACTATTACTCTTAAACTCAAAAACCATACCATGAATTGTGTATTCATCAAAATTTTCCGCAAGTTGTGACAACCAAGGAAAGGTTGCTCTAACACCAGGTTGTATGGGGTACGTTGTGATATCAAACTCACCGGGATTGCCTGATGTAATAACATCACCCAAATATTCTCGATGGCGAAGCCTAGTCCCATCTTTCATAGGACTAAATCTGGGCAATGAATCATAAGCAACACCAGTGACAATACTATTAGTACGCACTTTGTAATCTCCAAAACCTGTCAACTCCCGAAAGAGTCGTCCTGCTTCCGCCCCTACTAGGCCGGCTTTCTTGCCAAATAGATTGCCGACTCTCTGCCCGAAGCGGGGGGCAGAGAATTTCTTGACTTCCTTTTTCACAGCTTTCTTGACTTTCTTGGCCACTTTGGCTTTGGCCTTTGTTTTCTTTTTCATTGGCTTTGACATGGAAGAGTTCCAGCAATTCAATGAGGGGTAATTATGACCCGAGAATATGGTTCTCCGCCGTCCAAGACGTATAATCGATTGAATTCACGCCAAACTGGCTCAATTTTAGTCTCGACTATAGGGTGATAAATTGGCTCCAACCTCATCATATTATCAAAATAATACTCCAAACTAATCTGATCAGCAATAGTAAAATTATATACCTCAGCCATAAGCAATCGACTAGTATGAGAGACACTCCTACTTGGTAGATCACTACTGGTTGGGTATTTGATAGATTGTTCATAAGAATTCATAGTGACATCAACAACAGGAATAAAACCATTTGTCAAGCGTATATATGATAAGGCCATAGATTGCAGAATAGGGCAACCGGGATATTGAAAAAGAAGGCTTAGAGCTTTCGCCCTAATTAGACCGATCCGAAGCTTGATTGACGCATTTCGATAAACATCTGATGCCCAACCAAAATTCAAAATAATTTTAATAGGATCGGCTATGACTGTCAATGATTCAAAATCAAAGATTTGGCCACAAAAACTAGCAAGATTAGGAAATCTAAGATAAACTAACTTAATCGTAAATCCTAAATATGCATAATATTCTATAGGAATCTTCTTCCCATAATATGTGGCCAAACAATCATCACCTTCAACGAGGCAATCCTCATATGTTCCACCAATCCAGGAAATAAAAAACTTTGTTATCATAAGATCCGTAAATCCATTTCCTAGACTAGTGTTCATTTCTCCCGACATGCGACGACATTCCAAAATTGCCCGTAGTATTGTTCCTTTACCGCGCTTTGAAAAACTAATTTTATTATGTTTCATAATAACGTTCCTAATGCGCTCTAAAAACAAATCACCAGCAGGCAACAATTGAACCATATATTCATACAATTGATATTCACAAGCCATAAAAACATCATAAATAAAGGCAGACTCATAAGCTGTGTAATCTCCATTAGTAATTCTCCATTGGTCACCATTATCATCATCAACACAAGCATCAATATTCGCAAACCGTTCAGAAATATACCTAGGTCGATCAACAACCGGAATCTTTTTAATAAAAAATTTCAAACTGAATAGTTTCTGCTCTATTAACTTAAAAATGGGACCAACACGCAACTTGAATTCATCTCCTCGGGCATAAATACCACGAGGATTCTTATATGTTGGATATGTTTCTTTCTTTATAAAGCTTTTCACATGGGAAAGTTTTTCATAATTATCATAATAACCCACTTTACTCTCCCGGTCATGTAGTACTCTAATTTGTTTCTTTCTGGATTCTGGATAATTTGCATTTTTCAACCAAGTTTCAACACTAACATCACAATCCGCATCCAAGGGTGTTAAATTTTCAGCCAGCCAATTCTTAACAAAACTACGAAAATGTGCTAAGAACACCTTATTGACTGGCGGCCCCTTGCGGCCTACACGATGTATAAGGCCTGCCACAATATTCTTAGTGAATAAGGGGTCGGCACATGGTAAACTTGCCCCTTCATACTCAACCCCAAGAGAAGTGTAAACAGGATAGCGAAAATGATCAAAGCTATCATCAATGTTCTGAATCCGCAGATCCGAACCATGGGGCGCCACTTCTGGTGTCTCAACCTCACCGATTCGATATCCATACTTGTCTTTGAATCGGTTACTTGGGGGATGGGGAAATCCAGTATCCCTAGTCTCTTTTTTGTAAACATTTTACGTTTATACGCGATTGCACTAGTATTAACAAGAATATCAGGGTCCCAATAACGATTAAAATTAATTGTAGCAGAGAGTCTTGTGCTTCTAAACAGTTCATTGAACAAAGTACCACACGTATGACTAACTGCATCAACTCCGGAACCCATCATTTGAACATAAATCTCATAACTAATCTTCATCTCTAACGGTTTGTTATCTGTCATATTAAACTTAAACCCAAACATCTTACGAAAAATGTTCTCAGTGATAACCACCGTAACTAAAATAGGATCTTTATGTTCCATCTTAACACGTCGTGCAAAATCAACGCGCATGTCCATGGGCAAAGGCATAAAATTGGCACCTATAACACGGCTTCTGAAACTTACCACGTCGGTGCCACATATGTAATCTTGGACACTTTGCACTAGACTTCCTGGCTTTTTCTCGAGCAACGCTAGTGCGGGGTACTCGAGATCGAAGTTTAAATCACCAAAACCAGCATTAATTGAATCAAAATCAAAAGCTAACATTTTAAAATCTAAACCTCCGGGATCACCTTCCTTTGGCGGTTCTTCAACCACCTTCGGTTGGATAACTCCATTCGGTTCTTCCTCATCAACCATAAGTTTAACATCAGCTTGATTCTCAACAATTTTAATTTCATGCTTGTGTTCCAGATCGATTTGCTTTGCCTCATCCACACCTCCATACTTGCTCTCGTCACACTGGCAAAAACATGCTCCACAACGCGGACACGGGTTGCAGACAACTCGCCCACAAGATTTGCATTTGCATGCACAAAACTTTAAATCCGTGCACTTGCACACAATACAGGCAATTTTCCCATCTAGTTTTTCATGTTTTTTCAAGTATAACCCCCTATAATCTCTATACGCTCTACCATGCTTATTCATGATTGACTCGCAGATCCGCCAATTTGCAGCTTTATTCACACTCAGAAGCAAATCCCACCGATGTTGTCGATCACAAAGATTAAAGTAACGACATTTCCCAGCTAAAAAGGCACGGCAAGTTTTATCCTCCTTATCTGGGACACAAGTGGGGACCATAAATTTCGTATTAAACATGGAAGGGGCAGTACAGTTCGTAACAGCGTACTTACTAAAAGCACCATCACCGGTAGGAGCGCAAGAAATTGCATAACCCTGTTCAATACATTCAAAGTGACCACACTCAAAAATTTTATCATTATATTGACCTTGGTCCCATGATGCTAATTTTGTACCCCGATGAAACATACAAGGGGGAAAAATTGCTTGATCAATGTATTTATAGGGTCTTAAGCGCTCTAAACTACTTGGTAGGATCTTCTCTTCAAACTCATTCACCGCTGGGACTGTAATGGTAAAGGCGGGGACATCATAATTTGGACTAGTTCTCCCTCCTACATGGCTCAAATACTCCATATCCTTCATCAACACATCAACCTCACAAGTTGCCGGCGCCTTAGGTGTTAAATCTTCTTCAGTATTAAATTCTGGATCGAGTCCGGAATCATCAACCTTAGGCTGGGCAGGAATTTTGACAGTTAATTTCACATCCTTCGTACTTTTGTGGTCGAGATATTCATCGGGTACAAACCCTTCTTCTTCTTCATCATCAACCACAGAGTTCTCCTCTTCATCTTCCGACTCCTCCTCTTCATCGTCCACGTACCCATCATCATCCGTAGGATGATAGGTAATATCCCGATCTGCCTTAACTATATTGGGAACGGCAGTGGGAACATAAACTTGCTTAACCTCACTCACTCCCAAAGGGTCAGGTTGCAAGGTTCCTCCTGAAACAAAGGAGTTTGACAATGCTGGGGGTTTTCGCTTCTCCTCCAGCGTGGTATCTTTCAAGACGCGAATGACACCATCGAGCCCCTGCTCCCCACCAGAGGTGTGCGGAACAGGCGCTGCAACAACAACTCTCTTACGCCAGACAGACATAATACAATTGTTAAAGAACCTCGTGACGGCGGCTGGGTCTGAGAAGCTTACCTTGGCGCCCGGCCCGTTTTTCCTTCGCTCCCCGAAAGCGTCAATTACCTTTTAATAACTATCCGCTCTCGGATCATCGTTCCAGATTCGCTACCGT